GAAGATCTTCATTGGGTAAGGTATTGGGATCACGGGTTCAAAGGACCTACTGGTTTATGGTACATTGAAAATTCTTTAACCTCTATTGGTCAGGATGACCCTGTATCTGAGATGAATTCTGTATTATGGAACTCAGGTAGAGATGAGGATAAAGCAATTGCTAGGGAAAGGAAAAGACGTCTACATTATGTATCAAATGTCTTAGTCGTTTCTGATCCTGCTAATCCGGAAAACGAAGGTAAAGTTTTCCTATACAAATTTGGTAAAAAGATCTTTGATAAAATCATGGATGTAATGCAGCCACAATTTGCGGATGAAGACCCAGTAAATCCTTATGACTTCTGGGAAGGCGCCGACTTTAAGATTAAAATCAGAAAAGTCGAGGGTTGGGTAAACTATGATAAATCAGAGTTTGCTTCACAAGCTCCTCTACACGAGGGTGATGAAGAAAGGTTGGAAGAAGTATATAACAAATTATACTCACTTTCAGACTTTACTGACGCTAAAAACTATAAGTCATATGATGAACTGAAAGCTAAGTTGAATAAAGTATTGGGTGTTGATGCGGGGGTGTCTATGGAGACTCCTATGGAATCAGCTCCAGTAGTTGAACAACCAACTATGGCTACAGCTGATGCAGCACCATTCGAAACTGATGATTCAGGCGAGGAAGATACTCTTTCTTATTTCGATAGGCTTGCTAAGCAATCATAATAACTATAAAGTTAAAATGATTCGGGGAGCGTAAGCTCCCCTTTTTTTTACTTCACTTTTTTGATGTATTTTACGCCACGGTAAATATAAACTAGTTCTTTCATCGTAGTTCTCCTTTGTTGGATTATACGATTCTTTTAACGCATGAACCTATGCGAATCTCTATAGTGGATTACCCTATGTGTAAGCAGGTGTTAAATTAGGATCACTTGATTGATTACCTAAATGGACTATTACATTATCACCCTGCTTAATATTTTGATTATTAGAGTTATCAGTTACTACTGCTACATCACCTGTTACACCATCACCTGCTGTATTGTTTTCACGTGAGGTTGCATCCATTAATTCTCCACGTAATTGATTATCATCACCAACAATAGTATCTGTTATATCTTGTGTTGGTACAACATCACCAGTATCTGGATCTAACCCTGCATATTCGTATACTGAATCAGGAATAGCTTTTGCTACTAAACCTCTAGGATCATACCATTTTCTATCGGCATCAGGATCTGGTAATATTACACGTAATATTTTTTTAATAAAGTCATTGATACCACCTAACATACCACGCAATTTTTCCATGTTCTTTTTTCTACCTTCAGCAGAGAACATATTACCAAAAAATTCTACTATACCTTGCCATATAGAATTAATTCCATCGAATAATTTACCAATTAATTCTGAGAATGAGAATGATTTTAACCAATCAGCTGCACCCTCAAATCCTAACTTTTCGGCAATCCAAGCAACACCACTTTTTAGTAAGTCTAATGGAATACCAATAAGACCTTTTAGCAATCCACCAATACCACCAATTATACCAGCTGTAATTTTTTGAAAAAGATTACCTTCTTGATTTTTAAAGCCATCAATAAATCCTTTGACACTATCAATAACACCAAATATAATTGTCAATGGAAAGAATAATCTACCAACCACTCTACCAAAAGCAGCGAATGCTTTACCAGCAACTTTAGCTATTTGGAATACAGGCTTTAAAAACTTTTGAATTGAATTCATTTGTTTACCAGCAGTTTTAAATGGTAGAAATATTTTGCCCAAACGTTTTATGTTTGTAATGAATACACCAAATGGTTTTGCTATGTCTAAACCTTTAGCACCCATGATACCAGCACCAAATGCTTTAGCTCCAGCACTTATTGATTTACCTATTTTCTGAACTTTTGCTAAACCGTTTTTAATTAAATCTAATCCACTTCTAAGACTTTTACCTAAACTGCCAAAGAAACCTAATTTAGCAAACCGACCAGTAGTAGCTCTAAATGTTTTTAATCCACTAAACCCAGCTTTAAATGCTCGACCAATATTTTTAAAGAAATCAATAGCGGGTTTGAATATACCCTTAGACATTTTTCCTAATCTAGTAAATGGTGATAATATAAATCTAAATAAACTTACGAATGGTTTCAAAATACCTTTAAAGACATTTTTAAAGAATTTAGCTCCTCTTTTAATTGAATCACCTAAACCTAATATAATTCCCTTGATTGTTTGCGTTATAGCTGCTCCTAAAACAACACCTACGCCTAAAACACTTTGACCAAATCCCTCAAGCTGTATTGCATCGCCTTCTGTATTTTTTTCAATCTCACCTAATAATTTTAATGTATCGGCTGCAATTTTATTAGCTTCTTTTTTATCTTCTAAATCGGCCAATTTTCCGGAAGACATACTTTCAATCAATTCTTCCATTTGCTTTCTTTGAGCATCACCTATTTCTAAGTTTTGATTTTTTAAAGCAGATGTTAAACCAGCTGTATACTCTGCTTGTTCTTTTGCAGCAGTGGCTTCTTCATTTTGAAGTTTTAATGCTTCAACTAATTGTGAAAAATCTGGTTGTTGATTGTTATCTTCGGCCATGGTTTATTCCTATTTTTTACCTGAAAACGCTTGTGCTCCAAAAAATGCAGCAACAATACCAGCAACAGCCACAAAATAAGTAGCGGCCATATCACCTAATATTTTACTTGCTGATTCTAAACCCATTAAAACTGCTAACACAACTGCAAAGGGGTATAGTAACATACCGCCTAAAGCAAACCATGCCATTTTTCTTTGGGCATCACGCATAGCGTCTGCATCTTCGAGTTCTTTTCTTTTAAACTCTAAATACATATCCTGTTCTTTTCTGGAGACCTTACCATCTCCATTCGTATCTGCCGGATGGTGTCCGGACTTTTTAATTTCTTCTTCACCCATTTCTCATTTTCCTTTGTTCTTTTTTAATACGTTCATTTTCTTCTTTAATCCATTCACTGAGTAGAGAAACATATATCTCCCTCTCCCATGGCATCATTTCATTCAATTCAGTCAATGACCAATTATGATGCTGTATCATAGCAAAGTTAGTCTTATAATGGTTTACAAGACTATCATGCGAGAGGCCTATGTAAAAAAACTTTGGATACCTCTCAGATCCTTAGTATTATTTTCACCACATGATGAACAATTAAATTCTAATTGATGTGATATAGCTGGCATCGATTCAAAGAAGGCTGAGATTTTACTAAACTGAGCACTACTCAGTGATTCAATAAATCCTTTAATAGCCGTTGGACCTTCATTTGCCGCTGTATATACACCATCATTATCAAATACTGTTTCAACACATGACATAATCATATTAAAAGCTGTATCTACAGAATCTTCCTTTCCAGGTTTGATTTTAGATACATCAGAATACGATGGATAACGTAATGTCATACCAACGTCGTCTGTAAGCATAACCGTTTTTGATTCTTTATCAACAACTGGTATATCAATTTCGTCAAAGTCGATTTGCACATCATTCATATGATCACACTCATCGCATTTAACTTTTAAATCAATTCTTTCACCAACTGATTTTGATCTCAAAGCCAAAAATAATGATTCAATATCAAACATAGCTAAATTATCTACGTCGATATCGTCATATACACAAGAAACAATTACGTCTTTTGTTGCATTCATTATTTGTTTTTGGTCATTAGATTCCATAGCCAACATTAAAATCTTTTCTTCTTTAACGAGGTATGGTCTAAATTGTACAGTTTCCCCTGTTGAGGGAATTACCGTATCATATTTCGCATTATTAATTTTTGGTAAAGCCATTCTATTCTCCTATAATATTAGCCAATTCCTAACCCTGAAGCTAATGTACTAACACCACTAATTGCAGTATCAATAATATCTTCGGGTACATAATTTTCGTAACTCATTGTCACATTCAATTTTTGAACAGTATTTTCGCTATTACTATCCAATTGTATCGAATTCATAGTAACTGGAAATGCACCTTCCAATTTAACACCATAAACCGGTACGTTTTTATTATTCAACTGTTGTATAATTATATCAGTTGTAAAATCTTTTTTATATCCCGCACGGTAATTTTCAACATCAAATATACCTGACATCCAATTATCAAATAATTTTTTTATATAATAATCATTAGTCAGAATAAAAGACATTGTAACGTCTTCGTTAATAATACCGTATGGAATTTTGATTGCTTGTCTATCTGATGCATATTCTTGTGTTACAATTTGTCGACCTGGTATACTAACTGTTTCACATAGGATTGAGATATCTCTGGGATCAGGTACAAGATTTTTAAGGCTTCCACCACTAGCTGCAGTAGTCGCTAAGCTTCCTACTAAAGCCCTAGGATCTTGGTTAGTCAAATTCTTAAGTGTAACTCCACCAGGAGGTTGAAAGAATACTTGAAATCTGTTTTGAAAGGCAACACCACCTTTTTTAGAAATAGTTGCTTTGAGGTCGTCTATACTGTTCATGATGCGTATTGTTTCCTTGAATATCTCCATACTGATTGGGCTTTAACATTCTTAAACTGTTCTGTTGGTAAGAATATAGCAATGTCCCATTCAGTCATAGGTACTCTAACTAAATTAGATTTAACGTGTCCCATTAGATAATGTTTAAAGCACGGCTCAAATTCTTTATATTTGGCAGCACCTTTTAACATATTATATCTTAATCTGGCTAAACGTGTATTGTCTGTAACATTCTTTGGTGATAGGGCCATTAGTTCATCAAGGAATCTTGCCCTTACGCCAGGTGCCAAATAATGTAAATTCAGACCATGAAATCCACCCTTAGCAGGTTGTACCATTATAGTGAGTGGAAATCTATCATAATAAGGCAACGTAGCTTTATGTTTTGGATCATAGAAATACATCATCATGTCACCGACTTTAGGTTGTTTAACAACATCGAGTGCGTCATCTTTCAAAAGCTTTTGACGTGATGGTATAGCTAAATCTTTAACTTTACGCTGAAACCAACTACGCGCCTGTTTAGTACGTGGACTAACTCCTGCGCGGAATGCTTGTGCTTGTAATGTATCAAATAAACTTGCCATACTACTATTTATATCAAGATTTCAGTAGTTTGATGCCTAGATTTTTTAAAGTATCTTCTGTCCAGACCTGAAATTTCCATCCTTTATGATCAGCATAGCGTTGAGCTGCTTCCCATTTAGATGTATTCTTAATATATGTAGTAACTTCGTTTAGGTACTTTTTGGTTTTTCTCTTAGGATTTTTGGGTGGAATGGTTTGTTTCTTTGGCTTAATTTCAACCAATATAATATCTCCATTACTAAGTTCAACCAATAAATCAACGAAATATCTATGGATTTTGTTATCTGTTTTACACTTATACGGTATAACTATTTCCTCAGAATTCCATCGCTTAACTCGAGGTGTACCCTCGGCCCAACGAAATGTGTTTCTTTCCCACAGTGATCGATAAACTACCTTGGACGGATCGCCAAGATACTTATCTTTGTTCTTAATTGTATATCTACCTTTGTAAGCCATATAAATAGTTCTATAGTTTAAAAATTATATAGTTATTTATAAAGGTAAAACGTATGAGTATAATTACATTTCCAAACAACTTAAGAGAAAAGATCGATAAAGAAGGCGATGAGTTTCCACACTTAGAATTTACTATAACAAGTGAAGAAGGTGACTTCCATAAAATTCATATGTTTATACCTTTAGCTGTATCTACCGCTGATGGTATCACGTATGGAACGGCAAACTTAGGAGCAGTTGGTGCTGCTGCTGCCGTTGTTGGTGATCAGAAAAAAGATGCTACGATTTCTGATATCACTGGTCAGGTTACTAAAGCTGCAAAAGGTGCAGGTGGTACTGTTGCGACCACAGCCGTAGTTGCAGAAATTAATTCAGGTGTTGTTGTAAATCCATATACCACACAAAACTTTGATGGTGTCACAGTAAGATCGTTTGCATTCAGTTTCAAATTGATACCAACATCGGCGCAAGAGGCCAGAGATATACACAGAATAGAGAATCAATTCAGAAAGTATATGTATCCTAAGGAAATGGGTGCAGGTAGTTTACAGTATCCACCAACGTTTAGAATACGCTTCATGACAGGCGAAAAAGAAAACAAATATA